ACGTTATCAGCCAGCTCATCACGGATACCTGCCACATCGGCAATATCCTGAGTCAATTTTGAAACACGGACAACACGACGGAAGATCTGGGCGTAATTGCCAAGTTCTTTCCGATACCCATCAACATAGTTGGAATAGGTGGTTACGTCCGTACCGTCAATCGTCCCACCTGCCTGAGGAGCAGGAAGCGAGTCTGCCTGCCAGCGGAAATACATATTTCCGGGCTTGCTGCCTTTGCGGGCCATCGACGTAAAGGGAGTATCCTTTGCGTCAACAAGCGCAATCATGTCCATCAAATCTTCGCGTTTACCGCGACCACTAAGCTGAGGTTCTGTAAGAAGTGCCATAAAAATAATCTAAATGAGGTTACACTGCTGGGCTAAACAAAGCCCATTGCTTTAACGTAATCGGTTACAGCATCCCGATCAGAATTTCGCGCTGCGAACTTCTGTTTTGCTGAACGAAGATCATCTCCACTTGTTTTAGCTGGAAGGCTTCTGACTCCGGGTTGTGGTGGAGCTTTCTTAATAGGCGCAGGAGAAGTCTTTTTTGACCTCATATCCATATAAGACTTCATACCAAGAACAACTAATCCGGCAACATGCTTATAGTCTGCCCTGCGCTTTTTAAGCTCGGGAAATTCTTTAAGCACCATTTGAGCGGCTTTGTATTCTTCAGTTTCAGGCTTATCCCACCAAGCAAAATCCAATTTAACCTGATTTTCTGCTTGATCATGGCTCAGAACGTATTGAGACCTTTCAGGCAACTCAATTTCTTTCCTTCGCATGGCTGAATGTTTCATCTCAAGAACTTCATCCATATCCAGTTCGACTTGCTTTCCCTTGAAATCAATCGTTCCGCCATTTGGATTACGTTCACACCAGAGTAAAACTTCCACAGAATCTTTGTAGGCTTTCCTAATCTCATCTTGAGTATTTAGGGAGTTTACAAAGTCAGATACTTCAACTTCTTTTGCGGGACTTGAATTTCGAGCTATTTCCAGCTCTCCTTCAAGTTTTTGCAATTTAAGTTTTTGTTCTTCCAGCTTAAATTCGGCGCTTTTACGAGCAGCAACTAATTTGTTGATGCGCTTTTGAACGCCTCTGTTAAGAGTACTTTCGTCAGCAGTATCGGATTCAGATTCGTCAGATTCATCCTGAACATCTTCACTTGAAGCTTCGGGAAATTCTGCCTCCTCTTCCTGCTGCCCCTGTTGAGCCGGGGGCGCTTCCTCCTCGTTAAGGAAACTAGACTTCAATAGCTCAGAGAGACTATCTTTATCTAGAAGACCGAGTTTTTGAGCAACGGGTTTACTTTCTGCCTCCAAACCCCCGTGAGAGTCTGGCTGTGTATCGTTTTCATTCATGCGTTAAGGTCGCAAGTCCTATTGTTTTCATCCCAGTAACGCTGGGAAGTCCGTTAATAGCATTAATTGCCAAAATTTATTCATCTGTCAATCCATTTAATCGTTTAGCCTCATTCCTTAGGTTAACAAGAAGAGACATGGCCATATTGACCCCGTCAGCTTGACCGCAAGCATGAATACGCTCTTCGCCTTTTGGGTTTGAACTAATTGCATATAAGAATAGTGATTCCTGAGACTCTTGAAGTGCTTTAAGTACTTCAGTGTAAACAATGTTATTGCCGTAAAATCCAAATGCAGACAGTTGATCTTGAGTCATGTTATTGTTGAATTGGGCTAACTCCAATGCGTCCAATTTGAGCATTTTCCTGTTGGGAAACACTCATTTGCAGACTTTTAATGTAATTTTGGAACAATTGCTGGAAATTCTGATCCCCCTGAAGAGCCTGCTGTGCTTTTTGATTGGCTTCAATAATTTGCTGTGCGTACTGAAGTTTAGTCTTAGCTGTTGGATCATTTTCTTGATACAGAGCCTCATTTCCAAGCAGCATCATACCAATATCAGTCTGAACATCCTTAAACATCTTTTGACTGGCACCAGCTTGATCAACAATAAGCTCTTTTGCCATCTCAGGAGCAATAGCCTGAATCATCATTTGAATAAGCCTATTATTATCAAGCACTCCACCTGAATCTAGCTGCTTAATCTTTGTTAAAAAGTCTACCTTTTGACCAATGTACTCTTTATCCAAAGACATAACATCAAATCGAATATTGATATCGAATTCATCGTGAATTGCTGACAAATTAGTAGGAAGTTGAGCTTTTGTAATGGCAAAAATCTCTTCTGGGCTCATGTACTGACAACAAAGCGCAAACATTTGTTTAAACACAGAACGCCATGATAGTAGCCACGAGTTAACAAGCGCCTGCTGAGCAAGTTGAGTTCTAGGAGGCTCAACTAAAGCATTTGGAGTCCCAAAATACGATGCATGATGAGATTCTACCCTAGAAATCAAATTAAATGCTACCGTAGGCTCCCGTGCTGGCGGCTCCATAAATGTGTAGTCGTTAATGTTGGTAACAGGCAAATGCACGCCGGGGCCAACCTTATTAATGAAGCCAACACGCTTTACTACCTTGATTGGCGGGAGTGTAGAGAACGCCGTATGATCTCGAATTGAATCGTGCTGGGCTTTGATTTCATCCTGATCCGTAGACGCCAATTCTGGAATCCCGCGAGTGTCAGTGATCGCCCGTCGAAGTTGCTCTCTGCGGAACTCAACAAATGGATACTCCCCATGAGCATAGTCCAACCGTTCGTGGATTGCCCAAGAAGAAGTGTCTTCCTTACGATTTGAGGCAGCCTGCGGGCAAAATACAGTGTAGTAGATTGCTGGAGCGTCTCCATCAAGAGATTTTGTGTAAGCATATACGACCTCCACCATGTTCATGTAGTTTACGCCGTTGTAAACCAGCATTGTGGTGGTTGGAAGAAGGTTAATATTGTAAAAAGTACTGCTCTTTCCTAGTTGTTGGAGGGCGCGATCAACCCAGTCTGGATTCCATCCCTCGGTGGTAATCTTCTCCCTAAGCTCCACCTCTGACATCCATGTCCTCCTAAATATAACGCGACTACGCTGTAGATCAGCAGTCTCTGGCGGGAAGATAATTTCATCCCACGGTTTAAGGGCAACAATTTCGGGGAGGTTTTTGCTGACGTATTCTTCGTCATATGAAGTTTGTCCTGTTTTTCCCAGCTCCCTTACCATCCTCTTTGCTTCGCTCTGTGTAATACTAGGGATTGAGTTTTGAATGATAAGTTCAGCCTCCTCTGGCGCAGTCATAATCAACTGAGGTAATTGCGCCAACAATTGACTTCCAGAACTTTGCGCCAATTGAGCAACTTGCTCCATTGTAATTGGCTGAGTGCGCTTACTGATGTTCTGTTGCCATCCTATAAAATAAGCAGTCCATCCATACTGCATTGCGTACTGAGCGCCAAGCATTGCTTCTTTATAAAGCTGTTGAGGCATTTTAGTGTCCCTTACCCAATGAAGAAGCGTTGTAGCAACCCCACCAAGCGGCATGGTTGTCATATTGTTGCCATCAGCCCGAATCTCTGCTTTTTGAAATGCGCTAACCAAAAGATTAGATAACTCATTGCAGGTAGAATCAATAAGCCTATTCCTTACATCAGACGCCCCCTCAAATGGCATGGCTGGATGCCCTTCTGATCTATTCTCACTATGTTTTTTGCCGTCCTCAGATTGTCCCGGCCAACGACAAAAGCGAATGTTATCAAATTTTGTAACCAGATTACCCTGACTAGAGTTAATCATGCTTCGATTATACTCTCCAAGCAGTTCCCCAATATGAGGAGTATCGGAAGCAATTGCCAGTACGTCTGTTTTGGTATTCGGCATAAATCAATAACTAAATGGTTTGCTCAGTTTGCTCCATTCTTTTGAGTACTGAGATGTATTAATGTGTCTAGGCTGCATTGCAATTAAGTAACCAAGGGCATCTATTGGATCTTTACAGGCTCCTTTTTGTCCATCATGTCCAGTCCATTCCTTGATTGAAAAGATTAAATTACGGCAATCTTCATGCACCATTAGTTTTGGATGATTCTTTCCTCTTTCCATAGGATGCTCCCTATCGTGGCAAAGTAAATCATTAATCATGAATACGCGCTCGTCAATACTCATTGATGCTGCGGGAATAAAATACAAAGGATTAGTCGCATCAGCAAGCATGTCAACAATTGTAGTTCCACCTTCTTTTGACACTGCTTCCGTTCCCGCACTTCTAGGATCTATATAACGCTCGGAAACATCTTCCATTTTGTCGTCATGTTCTTCCAAAGACCAGATTAGTTCTGAGTACTCATTAACTCCTCTGCCTGCTCCTGACCTTTGGGCTGGCCCCGGTTTTCCATCTGGCTTGTCTCCAGCAAGCGCCCATTCCCCATAGCTTTCATCAGGCCACTCTCTATAAACCCAGATAACTCCATCCTCATCTACCCTAGCCCAAAGCATAAACCAGTTTCGTGCTCCGGCTGGATCTACCACCATGTAATTAGTTCCAGACTTAACAACACTAGTTACAGGTTCTGTAAATATATTGTAGTCATCAAAGAACGGAAACTGACTACCAGCAGTTTTGTCAGCCCAGCCATAAGCTCGGATCTTAATCTCATGGGACGATCTTCCCTTGAGCTGTTGCTTCATTCGTTCCCAGTTATTGTAGGGATTCAATTTTGAATGAAACCAAATACAGGAATGTCTACCATAAGCATCTTCTGCTGTGTATGGCATATTTCCCTCTGGAATATTTAATACATTAATATGAGGAAGAAGTTCTGATTCTTTCCAAGTTTTAATTCTGCTTGATGTAATGTATTCCTTAACAACTTGGGTATATCCTTGAATGGGAGTAAAGGTTACAAGTAACTTGCCATTTCTTGTGACAAGACGGTACTTAAGGGTTTCCAGCCAATCTGAAGGAACAAGCTCATCACACCAAACAATGTCAACTTCTCCCCCTTCAATAACTTTAATATCCTGACTGTAGTTAAGGAACCAAACTTGATTTCCCTGATATACAGCCGTGTTATCTGTAAACCCATTCTTCTGAGTCCAACTTAGCGCACATTGATTACTTCGTTTTGCAGCCTTAAGTTCAGAAGGAAGGTATTTGTAAAACGCTTTCTGTTGAACCGCAACACTTGTCATGTTGGTGGTATGTAGGCACCAGATGTTCAACCCGCGCTTCTGGCATCTTTCCTTTAGCCAATCTGGCAAATCCATATCTGCCCCCACAAAAGCCTGAACGCATCGCTTTGCGGCATATTCCGTTTTAGATGCTCGGTTACCTCCAAGGATTACAAGTTCACTAAACTTATCAAGTAACCCGTCTCCATCCTTCCAAGATTCAAATTCAACTCCATATCTAAATGGGTCTGTGCCCTCCGCCCTTACCCTTTGCTCCCTTTTTAAGAGTAGCCGCATGGTTTCCTCTGGGCCAATATTGTGCATCATTAGCGCCCTTTCGTCAGCAGACGGCGCTGGAATGATGGGATGATCAGACAACGGCAGCTTTAAAATCTTTTCAATTAATGCGTTTTTTTGCGTCTCGATTGTTGACATCTTG